GCGCGGGCGGCCCATGCCGAGACCGCGACCGGGATCGTGACGATGTGGGGCGATCCGTCGTTGAACGGGATGTAGATGTTCTCGGTGTAGCCGGTGAAGTCCGTGCCCGCCAGCCGGATGCGGAAGCGGAACCCCTGGGAGCACGAGTTGCTTCCGATGTCGGTGGAGGAGTTTGGCGGTGCCATGTCGCAGGACCCGACGCCGCCGTTGCCGCTGCTCCGCCAGTCCGCGACCTTGGCTGGGTGGATCGCAAACTGCACCAGGAGGTGCGAGGTGGCGCCCGCCGTCACGGCGGGCAGGGCCGAGGCGGCGTCGCACAGCCGCACCAGGAACTTGGCGGCGGCGGGGGAATATGTGACGGTCCCGACCAGGTCGGCGCCGCCCGTCACGTTACAGGGAACGGTGAAGGTTGTGTCGCCCGTGACCGTGATCGTCCAGGAGGCGTTGAGCGAGGTGCCGGTGTTGGTGAAGCCGGCCAGCGTGACGGTGACGCCGGTGACAAGCCCGTGCGGCGCGTTGGTGGTGATGGTGGCAGGGTTTCCGGTCGACGCGGTGGCGGTGGTGACGGCGGAGCTGACGCGGTCGGCGGCCCGGCTGGCAAAGTAGATGGGCGTGCCGAATCCCGGCGCGGGCGTGTACGACGCGGGCAGGGCCTCGGTAACGTTGAGCTCGGAGGTGTTGTCGGCCGACATGCCGGAAGACTGCGTGAGCGTGAGCGCGCCGGTAGCGAGGTAGTTCTTGCCGCCGGCGTCGACCATGAGGGGCCGCCCGCGCAGGTAGGCGGGCAACGGGATGGTGCGCACGCCGTAGCCGCGGCTGGTGGGCGATCCGATGATGACGGCGGCGCCGAAGAAACCGGGGCGGGCCTGCTCGGCTTCCTTGGTGTTCCAGCACACGCCCCACTCGATCCCATTGGGCGAGTAGACACCAAGGCACATCACCTCCTGCTGGTAGGCCTGGGCCTGCGGCGTGACGTTGGCGATGTATTCGGCGACGGCCGCGTTGGGGGCGCGGTTGATGAGCTGGAGGCAGAGCCGCGAGGTGTTGTTCTTGGCCGACGACTGGTTGGCGCGGCCCGCCACCGGGGTCAGGCGCGCCGCCCGGAAGACGGCCCTAAAGGTGAGACCGCCCGAGGTGGGCACGCTGGAGGCCAGCAGGACGGCGGCGTGCTGCTCGTCGATGCCGCCGATGATGGAATCGACGCCCGGACCCCGCTGCACCCCCAGGAGCTGGGCGCCCATGCGGTTGGCGGAATCGTGGGTAATGTCAACCGCCGGGGGCGAGCCGGTCAAACCTCCGATGCGGCCGTTGACGATCGACAGAGCGCTGATGCCCGTGCCGCCCGCGGTGCTGTTGTAGCTGCCCGAGCCCTCGGCGCTGGCGCCGGCGGCGTACGCGGCCATCGAGGCGACCGAGCCGGCGTACATACCGTTGTTGCCGTGGCTATCGCCCCGGCTGACCACGACCTTGGCCGAACCATCGGCGGCGTGCACCACCAGGCCGCAGTGGGCGTGGGCGCCCGCCGCGGCGCGGGAGAACGTCAGGGCCTGCTGGAAGACGCCGGGCGTCCAGGTTCCGGAGCTGGTGCTGGGGCGTGTGACCCGGCAGACATAGACAAAGCCGCCGTGTTTCTTGGTGGTATCCGACTGGTAGTCGGCGGGGGCGATCGTGAACTCGGTGGGGGCCGCGCCGTCGCCGGAAGGTGTGCTCCAGGCCTGCAGGGCCCAGCCGATCGCCAGGTTGGACAGGTCGTCGGTGTCGCACTGGGGGGTCTCGGGAGAAATCCACGATTTGCGCCACCAGGTCGAGCGGTCCCCGGCCAAATCCTCCAGGTTGCAGGAGATCACGCCCACGCGGTTGCGCCGCCAGGCCGGGCCCGCGTCGCGGTAAGCGACCGAGCCCAGCAGCATGACAACGCCGTGAACGCACACGCCGCCCTTGACGTGAACGTTGTAGTCGCCCAGCGTGCCCAGGCCGCCGTCGAGCTTGTCGACGGATTCCTTGAGCGCGTCGGGGTAGCCGCTGGTCCCGTTGGTCATGTCGTAGACGTAGGTGGAGTTGCCCGAGCCGTCGATGACGACGGCGGAGCGGAAGATGTGCAGTTTGCCGTTGGTGATGTCCTGCAGGCACAGCACCGGGGTGGAGCCGTCGGCGTCCACGCCGGTGGCCATGACGTTCCACGAGCCGGTGCCGGCGTTGGCGACGGCGGTGATCTCCGGCGCGCCGCACAGGATGGAGCGGCGGCCGTAGCGCGGGGTGTCGGCCGCGACCGCCGCGCCCAGATCGTCCTTGGTGGCGACGCCGCGCGAGAACGAGAGCGACAGGCCGGGGTCCAGCACCGCGCCGTTGTCGAAGCGAAACGATTTGCGCCCCATATCAGTGCCCCCCGCCGCCGGACTTGAACATCGCCGCGCTACTTCTCCAGTTTCCCACGGATGACGCCGAGCGCTTCGATGATGTAGTCGAGCTTTTCGTCGGTCTTGGCCTTGAACTGCGCAAGGTCGTTGGCGGTGTCGGCGGCCTGGCTCTCGACGTTCTTGGCCTGCGCGAACACCACCGCAAATCCGACGGCGCTGGTGGTGAGAAAGGCAAACACGCCGACCCACTCGCGGGCCGTGAGCCGGACGCTGATCGATCGGTTGCCGATGTTGCTCGTCACGCCGCGGCCCCCGCTTTGCCCACCAGGTTCAGTACCAGCGCCTCGGCGTGCGTGGCGTCGATTTCCTTCTGGTGCTCGGCCCGTTCCTGCCATCCGATGTCGCGGCCTTCGGCCACGCCCTGCGTTTTGCCAACCTTCAGCCCCTCCGCGTACCCGTCGTCCCAGCCCTTGTTCGATCCGGTCGCCTCCCCGGCAGCCTGGCCGAGTCTGGTTCCGGTGGCCTTGCCTTTCGCGTGGCCGAGCCACAGGCTCCCGACCGTGCCGAGCAAACCCAGGGCGATTCCTCCGCCGGGCAGGCTTCCAACGGTGGCGCGGATCGTCGGATCGCTGATGATCGCGTTCACCCACGCCGCCTGTTGCTCGATGTTCGCCAGGGCCGCCGTGCGCGAGTCCTCGCGCTGCTGGTACGACGCGGCAATGTCCGCGATCGCCTTGCCCGCGTCGACCGCGTACTTGGAGAGGTCGGCGTCGGCCTCAATCCTGATCGATTCGATCGCCGCCGCGACCTGCGACCCAAGGTCTTCGATTTGGTCCTCGGCGTCGGCCTTGATCTGGGCCAGGTGCTCGGCGTTGGCGTTGTTCTGCCGCTGCATCGCCCGCTCGGCGTCGCGCTGAATGCGTCTGGCCTGATCCAGCGCGGCCTGCTGCTTCCTGATCGCCGCGTCGCGTTCGGCCTCGCGCTGCTTGATCGCGGCCTCGGCGTCGGCCTTGGCCCGCTCGGCGTCGGCCTTGGCCGTGGCGGCGTCACGGGACCGCCACGCGATGATCTCGTCTCCGCCCATCTTCGCGTCGGCGATCCCGTCCCCGTTGGTATCAACGTCGGCGCGGGGCGAGCAGCCGCCGCCGAAGAGCATGGCGGACAGGAGGCCGGCGATCAGCAGCGCGATCACGACCTCAAGGCCCCAGCGGAAGGTCCAACCGGCGGCGGCGCGCATGTTCTTGGCGATGCCCATCGTGTTCTCCGGACGAGGGGTGCGGGCGACAAGAGGCAAAGCGCGCCCGTGCTGGTGACACACGGGCGCACTGTTTCGGCCGGGCCTTGCGGCCCGCCCGTGGGGTGCATGGATCAGCTGGCGACCGACGCGAACTGGAATCCGCAGTCCGTCGAGATCAGCTTGGGGTCGTACCACATCTCGCCGCGGACCACGTCGGCGTCGACCTCGTTGGACTCGTACATGCGGGCCCCGAACAGGCCGCCGGTCTTGCCCGTGTAGACAAAGGTGCGTCCCAGCTGCCACTCGCGCGTCGACTGCTCCTTGGACACGTGGGCCAAGAAGGCGGCGCCCACCGCCAATTGCGGCGAGAGCACGGCGGACAGCCCGTCGTTGGCGGTGTTGACGCGCGAGCGGTCGACCACGATCCGCTCGATGTCCAGGGCCGCCTGCAGCGCCTCGATGGTGAGCAGTCCGTTGACCACCGCGCCCGAGACGTACTTGATGCGGCCGATGATCTCGGGGTTGGAGCCCAGGCCGTCGTAGCACTTCTCGCTGATGACCAGGAGGTTGGGGGGCGGGGCCCCGCGGGCCCGGAAGGCCTCGCGGGCGGTGTTCATGTCGGTGATGGGCGTGCCCGAGGCCCCGTTCCACACGTTGGAGACGGTGAGGCCGGTGTTGCCCGAGAGCGGGAAGTTGGTGTTGTTGATGCACGCGGCCAGCACCGCGGCGTTGAGCTCGCGCATGAGCACGTGGAACACGTTGTCGGCCGCGATCCGGTCGGCCTGGACGAAGCTGCCGAACATGGCGGCCTCGCCGCGGTCGACCGCCTCGTCGTGCATGTACTGCTGGCACGAGTAGGTGTCCTGCTCGAGCTCGCCCTGCGAGCGGCTGGCGGCCGCGCCGGGCATCTTGAGCGTCGAGTACTTCTTGTGGGCCCGCCCCTTGGCCAGCTTGTAGAACCGGCTGCTGACCTCGGCGGTCAGGAGGGCGGGGAAGAGGGCCAGGGCCGAGTACGACGCCTCGGTCGTAATCCGCTGGATCATCGCTCCAGCCAGGTCCGCCCGGGGCACGCCAACCGAAGAACCGCGAATCATGGTGACTCCTCGCGGGTTCCCTCGATCGAGGGCCCGCAGGCCGTCACCAGTCGGCCGACATGAACTTGGGAAACGCCCGCGTCGCCCGCACCCCTGCGGACGACACGGCGGGTTCGATTAACTCAGGCCTCGTACGCGAGCCACAGGGCCTTGACCTCCGCGCCGTCGGCGGTGGAGGCCTCGAGCAGCATGTAGCACTTGGCGCCCGAGGCGCCGCTCTGGACCTTGCCGGCGGCGGCGCCGTAGACGTCGGAGCCGGCGGCGTAGTTGGACAGGGCCACGACGGTGACGACCTTGCCGGGCCCGGCGAGTTCGACGCCGAGTTTTTCGCCGTCGGCCACGGTCTTGAGGGCGGTGCCGATCGAGCGCTCGCCGGCGCCGGCCACGACGACCACGGTGTCGTCGCCCGAGGCCGACGAGAACTTCACGCGCGTGCCGCGCGTGATGGCGCCCGAGGCGATGCAGGTCAGGCCCGGGCCGGGGTTGGTGCTGGACATGGTTCAATCTCCCAAAGGTTGTGAGACCCGGCACGCGCCGGGGAGCTCGGTGCGTGCGATCAGTCCTTCTCAACCAGCTCGCCGGCCGCCAGGGCGGCGGACCATTCCTGGTGCTCGGCCGCCAGGGCGGCGTCGGCCCCCATACGGGCCATGAGGGCCCCAACCGCCGAAGCACGACCGCCCCCGAAATTGCGGATGTAGGCGTCGATGCGGGCCGCGAACTTGGCGCCCTTGGCGGTGGCCCGCGTCTCGGGCTCGGCACCGCCCTTGACCGGCGGATTTCCCAACGCCGGCGCGGCGGACTTGGTGGCCAGCTCGGCTCGGAGCTCCTCGATCTTGGCGCCGGCCTGGTCGAGCTTGGCCCGCAGCGTCACGCCGTACTGGGCCCGGGCGGCGTCGAGCGTCAGCCCCTTTTCCATCGCGTCCACCACGAACGCCATGTCGTCCTTGAAGTCGGCCTTCAGTTCCGCGATGGTCGCGGGCTTGGGCGCGGGCGAGAGGCCATTGGCGGCGGCGAAGGTCTGGCCCACCTTGAGGAACAGCGCGGCGTTGGACTGCACGGCGGCCGCGGCCGTGTCGATCGTGTCGGGCGCGAGCCCGGCAACCATCGACGCAAAGTCGGTACTCATGGATGCTCCCTTCCGGGCGCTGGCCCCGGACTCTGGGCCGCGAGCGCCCGCCGACACCGGCGGGACGATCACGGTCGACGGTGACTTGGAGACGCGGGCCGCGAACTCGGCGATGAACTCGCGCGGGGACACGACCCGGTCGATCAGCTTCATCTGGGCGGCCCGGGGCGCGGCGTACACGCCGCCCATGAGGGCCTGCACGTCCTCGGGGCTCATCCCGCGGTGCGCGGCGAAGGCCCGCATGTAGGGCGCGACCTGGTCGCGGATCAGCTGCATAAGGTTGGCGCGCATCTCGGCGGTGACGGCCTGGCCGGGGATGCCCAGGGCCTTGAGGGGCTGGTCGGTGAGGGCGACGGATTCGACCCCCGCAGCCGCGAAGGCCTTGGACCAGTCGGTGACGTCGATGATGCCGCCGATCGATCCGATGATCGCGTTCTGGCTGGCGACGAACTCGCCGCACGCCGCGCCCGCGAAGGCGGCCAGGGAGCACGCCATGTTGGCCGCCAGGGCGCACAGCGGCTTCTGGGCCCTGAACTCGGCGATGGCGGCCATGAGGTCCTCGGAGCCCGGCACCGAGCCGCCCGGGCAGTCGAGGCGCAGCACGCCGCCGCGCACGGCGGTGTCGGTGGCGGCCCGGCGGATGGTGGCGGTCAGGGCCTCCATCGATGTGCAGCCGAACCACCGGGCCTCGTCCCGCGACATGGACGAGAAGATGGGGCCCATGACCTCGACCACGGCGACCGGCCCGACCATCGAGAGCCCGCCGGTGCCGCAGCAATGTTCATCCGAGGCATGGCCCCCGGCCGCGGCCATCGGAGTGCCCTGGCGCTGGCGGAGCATCGAGACGATCGCCGGGAGCGCCGTGGGCGAGATCATCCACGCCAGCTCGGAGGGCGAGAGTGATGCGAACGACATGACGGGGAGGGGCGTGCTCACGCGGCGTCCTCCCGGCCCCGCGGCTTGGCGGCGTTGGTATCGACGGAGGCGGCTTGGGCGCCGGGCAGGGCCGGCGACGGGATGTTGAGGTCCTTCTCGCGCTTGACCTCGGCGGCCCGGCGGTTGGCGACCTCCTCGAGGTCCTGGCCGGTGAGCTGCTGGCAGAGGTCGGCCTTGCTCATCAGGTTGTTGGCGACCTTCAGGACGCCCGTCTCGACCGCTTCCTTCTCGTCGTAGGCCGGGGTCGGGGCCGCGACCCACACGTGGCGGAGGCGCTCGGGGTGGTCGGGGATGAAGCCGGCGGCGACCGAGGTGTCGCACCACCAGCGGAAGACGCGGGCCATGATCTGGCGGAGCCAGGACTGCCAGGTAGCGATCGTCTCGTGGTAGGCCAGGGCGACGGAGGCCTTGCCGCCGTAGAAGGTCGTCTCGGTGGTGTCGTACATGAAGAGTTCGAGCGGCAGCCCGCAGTCGGCCCCGATCTCGCGGAGCAGCGAGACCACGAAGGGCCCGAAGGTGTCGCTGGGGAACTTGGGCTCCAGCTGCTTGACGTCCTCGCCGGTCTTGAGGTGCATCATCATGCCGGGGCGGATGACCTGGGTGTTGCCCGTGCCGTCGTCGTCGCGGGCGGCGTTGCCCGCGTCGTCCACGGCGGCGAGCATCGCGGCCTGTTTCTCGGCGGGGGCGGTCGAGAGGATGAGGGCGGCAAAGCACGCGCCCACGCGGGCGGCCACCAGGGTGGCGGCCTTGAACTCCGAGAGCTGCTCGATCAGGTGCAGCGACCCCGAGAGCAGGGGCTCGCCGCGCGACTGGCCGGGGCGGAGGTGCCGCCAGTTCTTGGCCAGGATGAAGAAGTCGGAGGGGAGCAGGCGGCCCTCGCCCATGTCGAGCGAGCCCCACCGGCTCCAGTCGAGCACGCGGTATCCGGTGACGCGGCCGCTGGCGTCGTGATAGACCCCGTGCCGCTCCTGAGGGTCGCCCACGCCCGAGGGCGAGGTGATCCGCTCGCCGGACACCAGCTGCAGCTGCGGCCCGCGCTCGGAATAGACCTGGTTGATCCCGATGTCGCCGTCGACGCACGCGGCCTCGAGCACCTGCCGCAGGAGCATGGGGCCGGTGGTGACGCCGAAGTAGTCGGCCCGCTCGTTCCACCAGAAGTTGAACGCCTCTTCGAGGAGCGCGTTGTACTCGGGGCTGCTGGTGCGGGCCTGGAAGGTCATGCGCTCCGGGGCGACCACGCCCACCGTGCAGCGGATGATGGCGCGGGCGATCGGGTTGTTGCGGACGGACTCCTGCGACGCCCGGCGGAGGTTGGCGAGGTCGGATGGGTCCAGGGCAAGGTCGGGCGCGCCCGAGAGGCCCAGCGAGTAGGCGTTGAGGCGGGTGGTGCGGGCGTTGGCGTAGCCGCCGGCCCGGGGCTTGATGGCGTCGGCGACGACGTCCAGGGCCTGGGCGATCAGCGTGTCGCGGCGGGCGGAGGTTTCGGCCGCCGCCCGGCGGGCCCTCATCTCGGCGGCGACCGCCCCGGCCTCGCCGCGCGGGGACGCCGGGCGCCGTACGGCGGTCTTGGTCTGGAGCGCGGCGATGGTGTCGGCCTGGGTCGGCATGGTTTAGAGACCACGGATGGGCGTGAGCTGGGCGTAGGAGACGCCGCCGGCGGTTCCGCCGGCGGACGACAACTGGTCCTCGTACCGCTGGACTTCCTGCCGCACGCCCGCCAGCAGCGTGGACAGGGAGTCGCCGCGCTTCTGGAAGGCGTCCGTCGCTACGTCGTGGCTGATCTGGTCGCTGATCTCCTGCATGTGCAGGCGACCGAGCCGCACGCGCTCGGAGAGCGTCGAACCACTCCTGAAGTTGGAGTAGGTCCAGGTCATTGGGTGGCGGCGTCCTTGCTCTTGGCGCCGGCGGCGGTGGCGGCCATGTCCTTTTCGAGGTCGGCGCGGGCGGTGGCGAGCTGGTCGAGGCGGAGGCGGCTGAGGCGCAGCTCCTCCTTGTCGATCTGGGCCTGGGCCTGCACCTTGCGGAGGGTGTCGGTCGCGGCGTTGACCGCCAGTTCGAGCGCGATCGACCGCTCGAACTGCTCCTCGCGTGCCTTGGTCAGGCGGGCGGCGGCGACCATCACGCGGGTGTGGGGGTCGCCCAGTTCGGCGACGCGGGCCACCAAGATGGCCTCCTCGTCGTCGATGTCGGGCGTGGGCGCTGGGGCCTTGGCGTTCGGCGCGACCGGATCGGCCTTGGCGGAGGCGGTGTCGGCGCCCAAGTCCTTGGCGTCACCGGAGTTGTCGGCGCGACCGGAGTCGGGATTGTCCGGCGTGGTGTCCGGGGCGGTGTCGCCGGCGCTGAGGGCGGCGGTCATGTCCTCAGGCGCGTCGGGCGCTGGGCGGACCGGGTCTGCGGGCGGCTGAGCGGCGGCCGGGGTCTTCTTGCTCATACCACTCCGCGCCCGTGGTCCTTTTCGAGGTACCAAGAGGCCCGGAGGCCGCGCGCAACCACAGCTATTCTGGCACGTTGCGCGCTACTCGATGTTGCAACCAGCGGGGCGCGTTGGTGGGTGCCGGATTCGATTCGCGCACCTAGGGGGAGCGTGCCCGCGAGAATCGAATCAGCCGCGCCACTCGTCGGTCATGCGCGGGAGGGGGGCGTCGGTCCCGAACTCGCCCCCACCCTTGGGCCTAGGCGGCGCCGGACGTGGCGGGGCCTTCTCGGGCGGCGCGGGCTTGGGCCCGTCCACCTGGCAGAGGGCCCGCAGCTTCTCGCGCGCGGGCTCGCCCAGGTTGGCCAGCCCGTACACCCGCGTGGCCGCCACCGCGTAGTACGTCGTGTCCAGGGCGTGGTTGTGGTGGCGTCCCTGCTTCATCTGCCACACCCAGTGCTTGCGGCCGTCGCGCTGCTTCTCGACCAATTCCTCCGCCGTCACCTGGTAGAGGTAGTCGTCGGGCACGTCCTCGGGGAGCACCCGCCGCGACACGATCGCGGCCGGGGCCTCGGCGATCTGTTCGCCCATCTGCTCCGAGGCCCCGGCGTCGACCAGGCCCAGCTGGGTCATCACCTGGTCCTTCCAGATGCGCGCGTTGAGCTCGAGCAGCTCGACCCCGTCGGCCATCGGCGTGCCGTCGGGCCACTTGTCGAGCTTGGCGACCTTGAACTCCTGGGGCGTGCCCGAGCCGCCGAAGCCCTTGACGGCCCGCACGAACCGCCGCGGGGCCTGGTGGTGGGCCTTGACGAAGCGGTAGACCTCGCTGGTGCGGTTGCCGTCGCCGGAATCCACCAGCCACATCCAGGGCCGGATCGTCACGCCGCGGCGCTTGTCGCGGGTGTAGATCGGCCAGCCACGCTCCAAGAGGCGGGCCAGCTCGGGCATCCCCGTGTCGGGGGGCGACGAGAGACGGAAGTAATCGACCAGCCACGAACGGTCCAGGTGGGCCCCCCAGGCGTCGATCTGCACCCACAGGTGGTCGAGCTGGGTGTCGACCGTGCCGGTGAGGAAGATCGCCTCGTCGGGCACCCAGCCGCGCTCGTGCCCGCCGTCGGCCACCTTCACGGCGAGCTTCCGCACGTCCTCCACGTCGACCTTGCGGCGCGGGCCCTTCCACGGGCGTCCGATGCCGTTCCACCACTTAGGGCCGGGGCTGCCGCGCTCGGCCACGAACCCCGAGGCCAGGTCGCCCCAGGACACGAAGGGCGACATCTCGCCGCCGATGAAGAAGCCCCGGTGGCTGGTGGTGACGTCCTCGCCGACGATGACCGGCGCGCCGCCCCGGACCACGACCTGGTTCTTGCCGGGTGCCCATATTCCGCGCTGGAGCATCGACATCTTGTGGTGCTCGGCGATCGGCTCGCGGCATCCGACGCACTGGTACCGCGCGCTGGCCTTGGCGTCGTCGGGGCGGGCGGCGGCCCCGCCGTCCCAGCGGATGCGCTCCCAGTCGAGCGTCTGGTAGCGGCCGCAGAACGGGCACGGCACGTGGAAATGGTGCTGGTCGGAGAGCCCGAACCGCTTGGCGATGCCCATGTCGTCCAGGCTGGAGGTGCCGCCGAAGACCCGCTTGGCCCGCTCGCCGTATGTGCGGGTCCTTTGCTCGGCTTCTTCCTCGATCCCCTCCGGGCACAGGTCGTACTCGTCGACGATGAACACGCCCGCGGGCCAGGAGCGGACGTTGGTGTCGCTGCCGGCGGCGGCAAAGCGGATGTCGCAGCGGTCGAACGACAGCGCGGCGCTGGAGCGGTCCTCCTTGGAGCGGCCCAGGCGCCGGGCCAGGGCGGGCGACGACAGCACCGCCGGTAGCACGCGCTTCTTGGCCATGGCGCGGGCGAGCTTCTCGTTGGGGAGCACCACCATCGTCATCACCGGATCGTGCTCGGCGATCCACCCGAGCATGTTGATGACGGCCTCGGTGAACCCGACCTGCGGGGCCTTGAGCACCGTGATCTGCCGCACCGTCGGATCGCACAGCGCGTCCTGGATGCCGACCAGGTAGGGCGTGCGGGCGTTGGACCACCGGCCGGAGCGCGCGGAGGTGCGGCCCGACACGAACCGCTCCTCTTCGGCCCACTGCGATACCGATCGCGGGCGGCGTGCCGGCCAGCACTCGCGGCACACGCGGTCGAGGATGGCGTCGGCGGAGGCGTAGGTCATGTCAGGCAATCCTCGAGCATCTTCCTGGCGATTTCCCACCGAGATTCGGCCGCGCCGCAAGCCCCAAGAACGTCCGCGACTCCAACTCTCATTGGCAGCGGAACTAACGATCGTCGGCGATAGGGCACGAGCAACCGAACCCATCCGGATGGGATGTTATCGTCCTGGTCGATCGATCGGAATCGCGCCTGTCTGAAGTCATAGTCATCGTAGATGCTCATACTTTCCTTCCCGCCAGCGTGTCGCGCACGCGGGCAAACTCGGCCCGGATCGATTCCTCGATCGACGCCCGGGCCCTGGCGTCGACATTCATGCCCGCCGCGATCGCGTCGGAGTGCGCTGGCGAGCAGGGCAAGTTCTGGGAGATGCACGACAAGCTGTTCGCCAACCAGAAGGATCTGGGCAACGACAACTACTTCGTGTGGGCCAAGGAGCTCGGCCTGAACGACGCGAAGTTCAAGGACTGCTTCGACAACCAGAAGCCGAAGGCGAAGATCGAGGCCGACATGGCCGAGGGTCGTACCGCCCAGGTCCGCGGAACGCCGTCGGTCTACATCAACGGCCGCAAGTTCACGTCGCCCTCGGGCTACAACCTCGACGCCTTCACGGGCGTCATCGACAAGTACATCCTTAAGAAGTAGGCGCTGGCGGCCAGGGGAACGGCTAC